GAAGACAGTATCATTATCTATCGTGTGCAACGTGCTCCAGAGCGTCGTGTGTTCAAAATTGACGTGGGTAATATGCCAAGTCATATGGCCATGGCATTTGTTGAACGTATCAAAAACGAAATTCACCAACGCCGTATTCCCACACAAACTGGTAACGGTGGAGCCACAATGATGGATGCCACTTACAATCCCTTGAGTACAAACGAAGATTATTTTTTCCCACAAACAGCCGATAGCCGTGGATCCAGCGTGGACGTATTGCCGGGCGGTAGCAACCTGGGCGAAATCACCGACTTGCGATTCTTTACTAATAAATTATTCCGCGGTTTGCGTATTCCAAGCAGCTACTTACCAACCACTGCCGAGGATGGTAGTCAAGCATACACAGATGGTCGCGTGGGTACAGCACTCATTCAGGAATGGCGATTTAACCAATATTGCCAACGCTTGCAAGCCATGGTTGCCGACAAGTTGGATTCGGAATTCAAACTGTTTATGCGTTGGAGAGGTTTCAACATTGATGGATCGTTGTTTGATTTGTCGTTCAACGAACCACAAAACTTTGCACAGTATCGTCAAGCCGACATTGACTCAGCTCGTATTGCTACATTTACACAGCTGGAACCATTGCCTTATTTTAGCAAACGTTGGTTAATGAAACGTTATCTAGGTATGACCGAACAAGAAATCAGTGAAAATGAACAGGCCTGGGCCGAAGAACGTGGCGACACAGATTTGGCACAGCCAGATGCACCTGGATTGCGTAGTGTAGGCATTAGCCCCGGTGGTGTAAGTGCTGATTTAGAAGGTCTAGGTCCTGACACAGCAGGTGGCCCAACACCAGCTGGAGCCGGTCCTACAGGCGGAGCAATACCAGCTGCCGGCGGCGCACCTGGTGGTCCAGCCGGTTCAGCTAGCCCAATTTAATCAAAAAGGGTTAAATACTCATATGAATATTATGGAATTGTTTGACCCAGCACCAGAGGGCTATTACGACGAAAAGAGCGATCAAAGTACTCTTAAAATGTCAGATAGCCGTAAAACCCGACTGACATTGGCACACCTAAATCGGCTGAGAAAAAGTCACGACGTTCGTAAATTGGAACACGAAAAGAAGTTGGAAGCAGTAGCCAAACAATATCAACCTGCACCCGAAGCCGGTGCTCTTGCTGGATTATAAGCAGTTTTCTGTAATAAATCTGTAAAACACCTCAAAATATACCCATTTAACCCCAGAAATATACGTACTTTAGTAAATAACTAACAAAGCTATATTTTTAAGGGGTTTCTTATGAACAAGTTTGAAAAGTTAATTGAATACATCATTAATGATGAAGATCAAAAAGCACGTGAATTATTTCACGACATCGTAGTAGAAAAATCACGCGACATATATGAATCTATCATGGACGAAGAGTCTATGGAAGAAAACTTTGACCACCCAGCAGTTGCAGGTGATCAGGTTGAAGATATGGTCAAAGAAGTTGGAACCGAAGAAGCAATGGGTGAAGACGACGAAGAAGGCGCTGAGTTAGAGTTAGGCGGCGACGAAGAAGAATTCGGCGACGAAGAAGATCACGACGAAATCGAAGGCAATCCAGCTGAAGAAGAAATCGAAGACAAAGTAATGAACATTGATGCCAAGTTAGACGAGCTATTAGCCAAGTTTGACGAAATCATGGGCGACGAAGGTCACGGCGAAGAGCCAGCTATGCACAACGAACCAGAAATGGGCGCTGAGCACGGTGAAGAACCAGAAATGGCTGAAGAAATGTACGAAGAAGAAGTTGAAGAAGAGGAAGAAAAAGAAGAAGAGTCTAAAGAAGCAAAAAAGACTGAAGAATCTAAATCTAACCGTATCAAATCAACTTCTGAACTAATGCGTGAATATGTTGACCAAATTGGCGATATCTACGGCGGTCAAGGCGACGCAGCCGAAGGTACAGCAGTTGGCGCAGCTGGCAAAAAAACTTCAATCAATACCAAAGATCCAGTAGGTCCAGGTGCTGATTTTGGTGGTACACCAGTTAGAACAAAAGGCGCAGACAGCAATCAAGACGGTACTAGCCCAACAAAGGCAAGTAACGAATATACCAAAGGCGAAGGTACTATCAAGTCTGGTAACGTAAACGTTCCAGGTGGCAAAGCAGCTCAGAAACCAACAGGTAAAGAGTACAGCAAGTCACACGACGCTGAAGGTAAAACAGTAGGTAACAACGGTTCCGTTCCAATTAACAAGAAGAGCGAAATCGGTGGAAAAGTACGTTAATCGTATTAGATAGGAAACAAAATGGCTTTGTATCTTAAAGAGAATTTGACTTTTGACCGTGCAGGGATCGTTGTTGAACACAGCGAATCCGCTGACGGCAAGAGTAAGGATCTCTATATGAAAGGGATATTCATCGAAGGTGGCGTTAAGAATGCCAACGAACGTGTATATCCTGTTCACGAAATTCAAAAAGCCGTGTCAACTATTAATGAACAAATCAAAGGTGGTTATAGTGTACTCGGCGAAGTAGACCACCCAGATGATCTAAAGATTAACTTGGACCGTGTTAGCCATATGATCACAGAAATGTGGATGGATGGCCCTGCAGGTTACGGAAAATTAAAAGTGTTGCCAACTCCGATGGGTAAACTGGTAGAAGCCATGATCACATCAGGCGTAAAACTAGGTGTATCATCACGTGGATCTGGTAATGTTAACGAAGGAAGTGGACACGTTAGTGATTTTGAAATCATTACCGTTGACATTGTAGCCCAACCAAGCGCACCTCATGCCTATCCTAAAGCAATTTATGAAGGTCTAATGAATTGGCGTGGTGGCGAAAAAGTATTTGGCCTGGCACGTGAAGCCAGTCAAGATCAAAAAGTACAGAAGTACCTGCAAGAATCCATCAAAGGGTTCATCAAAGAATTAAAACTATAGGAGAAATATCCAATGTTAGATGCTATCAAACCATTGTTGGATAACGGAATTATTAACGAGGAAACTCGTACTGCAATTTCCGAAGCTTGGGAAGCTCGTATTACCGAAGCCAAAGAACAAGTACGTGCTGAACTACGTGAAGAATTCGCACAACGTTATTCACATGATAAAGCTGTAATGGTTGAAGCTCTAGACAAAATGGTTACAGAGTCTCTCACTGCAGAACTACAAGAATTTGCAGACGAAAAAAAACAATTAGCAGAAGACCGTGTTGCATTTAAACGCACAATGGTTGAAAGCGCCAGCAAGTTTGATAATTTCATGGTAGCAAAACTATCAGAAGAAATTAAAGAACTACGTGCAGATCGTAAGACATACGAAGCAGCTATTGCCAAGTTAGAAAACTTTACAATCCGTGCGCTAGCAGAAGAAATCAAAGAGTTTGAAGCAGACAAGCGTGCCGTGGTGGAAACCAAGGTTCGTTTAGTTGCTGAAGGTAAAGCTAAACTAGCTGAACTACAAGCTAAATTTGTAAAACAATCTGCCGAGGCTGTTAAAGAGGCTGTTACCAGTTCGTTAGAGTCAGAATTGACTCAACTAAAAGAAGATATCCAAATTGCTCGTGAGAATATGTTTGGTCGTCGTCTATTTGAAGCATTCGCCAGCGAGTTTGCCGGTACTCATTTAAATGAGAACAAGCAGATCCGTGAGTTACAAGGTACTGTAAGTACTTTGGCTCAGAAATTGTCTGAAGCAGTATCAGCAATTGAAGACAAGAAAGCTCTAGTTGAATCAAAAGAAACAGAAATCAAGATTATCAAAGAGTCAGCAGAACGCAAAGAAAAACTTGCAGAAATGTTGAAGCCTTTGAACAAAGAGAAGTCAGCAATCATGCGTGACTTGCTCGAGAGTGTACAGACTGATCGTCTTCAGACTGCATACGAAAAGTATCTACCAGCTGTATTGAACAATTCCGCTGTTAAAGTTGTTGCTGAAAAGCAATCAGTTTTGACAGAGAGTCGTGCAGTAGTAACTGGTGATAAAACTGCTAAAACTGCCGTTGAAGGCCGAACAACAGAAGTGCAAACCAATGTTGTTGAACTAAAACGTTTAGCAGGGCTTAATTAAACCCTAAAAGGAAAGAGGAATTAAAATGACACAACAATTATTAGAAAGCCGTTGGGGCGAAACCAAAGAAGCCCTGTTAGAAGGCCTACAAGGTTCACGTCGTACAACAATGGGTGTGATCTTAGAAAACACTCGTAAAATGTTAGCTGAGAACGCAACAGCTGGCTCAACACAAGCAGGTAACGTAGCTACACTAAACCGTGTAATTCTACCAGTTATCCGTCGTGTAATGCCAACAGTTATCGCTAACGAAATCGTTGGTGTACAACCAATGACAGGTCCAGTTGCTCAAATCCACACATTGCGTGTTCGTTATGCTGATAGCGTTAGTGCTACAACATCAACAGACGGCGCAAACGCTGGCGATGAGGCATTGAGCCCATTCAAGATTGCAACAGCATACTCTGGTAACTCTGCAACTTCACAAGCTACTTCTACAGCAGCTCTTGAAGGCGTAGCAGGTAACCGTATCAACGTTCAAATCTTGAAACAAGTTGTAGAAGCTAAAACACGTAAGTTATCAGCTCGTTGGACATTCGAAGCTGCGCAAGATGCACAATCTATGCACGGTTTGGATGT